TAGATACGGTTGTCATAGTCCTTTTCGTAAAAGTCGAACATGTTGACGCCGTTGATCTGGCCACGAAAACCAATGTCGCCGTTTCGTTTTAGAACGATCGGGTCGCCCAATTTCAACGTGCCGTCTACTTGCAAGTTGCCGGTGACCGTCCCGCCCGTCAACGGCAACCGGTTTTCTATTTCGGTTTCGTGTTCGTTCACCGCGTCCACGACCGCGTTACCGAACGTAACCGGGTCGATCAGCTCACCTACTACAACGTTTGGAATAGCCATTCTTTTAAGCCTCTCTTACTTCTAACGGACTCTGGAGCCCTAGTTGATAATCTGCGACCCACACAACGCCGCCCGGCGTCGGCTCGAGCGTATGCGTCATGCCTAAAATCTGCGCCCGTGGAACAATAAACCGAAAACCGTCAATCAGTGGCGGCAACTCAACCGGTACACCGTCGTCAACGTCCAAACCGATTAGCGCCGACAACGAACCCGGCAACCGCGAATGAATTTGCAAACCGGTCAGCCGTAACGCCAACGCGCCGCGCGCGTTCACTTCACCGGCCGCCAAAAGCTCGAGCAACGCCGCAGACTGGCTAATGAGAGATTGGTTAAGTACGGCGCGCGTGTCGTACAGCTCGACAGAATCAGCGTTGACGTGCGTTACCGTTTCGCCGCCAATATTGCCGAGCGTCACCGTGTTAAGTATCACTTCGTCGTCGTTCGCGGTTGCGACACTGTCGGCAACATACGGAACGACCAGACCGGGCGCCGGGATATGGCGGGCGCCGACCGTGTCCCGGTTGCTAGCCCAACCAAGCCAAACAGACGGCCAAAAAATAGTGGCGGCCGGGTCAACCTCAAACCAAAAGGTGCGGGTCGGGTCATCGGACGGCGTAAACGTGAAACGGTCTCCCGGTTGCGCCGGTCCCGACACTGCCGGATCGGGTTCAACATCGGAAGAAGTGCCGTCAATAATCGCCCGCGCCCGGTTGTGCGCATCGTTCGACGCCGAACCAACAACCGCCGACCAACCGGCCACGCCGCCGAACGAACCGGCCGCCGCTAAACCGGTAATTTTGGCGGCGTCCGGTCCCTCTCTAATGCCGATTGCGTCGGAAAGCTCGAACCGGTTGTAAACCGTAGGCAAACCGGACCGGTCCGAACGGAACACGGCGCCCACACTGTCGGCCGTAACGTAACACTCATACAGCCGGTTATCGGTCATCGTCGTAGGCTGTAAAACCATGTCAGCCGTCGGCAACGGTTCCAAAAAACGGTCGATAACCGGCCCGAATCGCCAACCGGCCGCCGCCAACAACCGCGACAACCGCGGTAAAACCAGATCATCAGCGCCAACGGGCTCAATCGCCGGTTGCACCGTTTGCGCCAACGCGCTTAATGATTCCTCAACGGTGACCGTCACAAACGAATCGGCGCCGCCCTCTACAACTTGGTCAGCCCACGATGCGACAACACCGGTAAACAACGGAACCCACGAACGCGGCGACGACGGGTCGAGCCGGTCCGGGTCGGTGATCGGGTCACACTGCCCGGACGGCGTGAACGCCGCCACGCGCATTACAGTCCCCGGCGCGAAATATGACGGCCGTATTTGCCCGGTTTCCGGGTCGGTAACCACGGTTCCGTTCCACGATGTGACAGTGTTCCACGGTGAGAACTGAAACCGCCGGTTATCTAATGTCAGCTCTAGTACGCCGTTTTCCGGCCGTGTGCCGATAGACGTAGCGCCGCGCGCCCACGAAACGCCGCGAACCCACCGGCCCAAATCTTGCCAACGTATGCCGCCCGTGTCGGCGCCGCGCGGCCACACTGCCGAACCCCAAACCGCCGAACCCCAACGCGCCGCGTCGCCAGCGGGCGAAAGAATCTCAACAGAAACACGCCAATCACCTAAACCGATAGGGAAACCGCCGCCGGGCGGTTGTTGCAACGCCGAAACGATGTCAAGCTTTCCCCAACGGGCAACGCCCCAAACCGCTTCGCCCCAAACCCCTACGTCGGGGTCGAGCAACCGTGAACCGGTCACGCCGGACCCATAACCGGCACCGGGCCGTTTCGCCGGGTCCAATCACGTTGTGCGCGTACCACATCAGACGGCCGCACCGACGCCGGAAAGTTTTGTATCACGGTTACACCGGCGCCGAGCGCCGAGCGGCCCGCGCCCGAATTCAACGGGATCACGGCCTCGTCGTATTTACCTTCACCAATGACGGCCAGCATGCCGCCCGGCCGTTTTTTGACGATGCCGCCGTTGGCAAGATACGGGATATTTGGGGTATCAAAACCAAAATTTACGGCCGGGATTTCTGGGCCGAACGCGCCGAGCGGATCCCACGGGCCGCCCTTAATGCGAAAACTTAAACGGTTCCAAGCGCCAATGATGCCGTTGATTGCAGATTTGAACGCTCGCGGGATCGCCGCGAACGCGTTAGACACCGCCCACGATACGCGGCCCGGAATACCGGCAACGAACGAAATGATGTCGTTGATGCGGCCGCGAATCCAATCTTTTGCGATTGAAATTCCGGTTTTGAGCCCGTCGAACGTCGTTCGCAGTGTTTCACCGATCCGGCCGGGCAACGCCCGGACATAGCTAACGATCCCCTCTATCGCCAAACGGATAACGGTTTTAATGCCGTCCCACGCTCGTCTAACGAGACCTTTAATGTTCTCCCAAGCAATATCGAGCAACAAACCAACCAGACGTAAACCGGTTCTAACTACGTTCTTGATTTGTTTCCAAACCGCGTCGAGAATCTTAGTTATACCTTTCCAAGCACGCGACCAATCGCCCGAAATGACGCCTAACACAACGTCTATAACGCCTTGTATAGCTTGCATAACGTTTTCAATAGCGTTCTTGGCGTAATCAAACGCTATTTGTACATACGTCATTATTCGCGACCCGAACCGGTCCCACAGCGCGCCCGCTATCTCGAGCACGTCGCGCACCGTCTGTTCAAGCCAAGCCATAACCGGTTGTATCGTGCTTTTAATTTGCGGCCAATACTTCTGGAACGCCGCTACCAAACGTTCAACCGCCGGTATCGCACGGTTTACGAGAAATGTCATTACTTTTTGAACAATCGGCAACAGTCCGCGCGCTAAACCCTCTTTCGCGTCCGCAATTTTCGCGGATAATTCGTTTTGCGCCTTAACGCTATCCATCGTGCCGTCAGTCCACGCCGTTTGAGCGTCTGACGATTTTTCCATAATTAGTTGTTGCGTCGCGATAGCTTTATCTTGCGCCGTAATCTCGTCGCGGCCCTCTTTCTTCGCAAGCGTCAACGCGCGTTCGTCAACTTCCGCGGCCGATATCGAAATTCCTAACGCCTTCAGTCCTTCACGTTCTCCGAGCATTGCTTTGGTGAGGATCGCGGACACTTGCGCGGCGTCGTACTGTCCTTCGGACCACGCCGACAACGCGCCCGCCAGCTCCGTTGTTTCCATAGACATATCGGCCGCCTGATCACGGCTAAAGCCCATCGGAACCAATAGGTCGCCCATAGATGTCGCCAACGTGCCCACGGCCTCATCAGACAAACCGAGAGATTCGTTGACCTCATCAGCCCATTTCGCAACGTCACCGGCCGCCGACCCAAACACTTTCTCAGTTTTTTTGGCGCCCGTTTCCGACGCTAGCCCCAAGTTGTACAGCTCCGTACCGAACCCGATAAGCGCGGGAACTGCTTGTAACCCAAAACTTGTAACGGCCGCACCGGCGCCGACGGCGAACCCTGAAACCTTTTTACCGAACGTTTGCACATCACGCCCGGCCCGGTCCGTCGCCTTTGACAGTCCTTTCGTGTCGCCGGTAATTTTAACTTCAATCGTTGGGCCTTTAGCCACGGTCTGACACCTCACTACTTACACGCTCAAGCTCGGCGAGATAGCGCGCTTCTACTTCGTCGCGGCGACTGTCTAACGCGTTCCACAAAAACGGGTTCGGTTTAATGTTCCGGCGCGCCCACCCGAAATGTATAGGCCCGGCGTACGGAACGCGCGCCTTACCGGCTCGAACTACGCCCGTCCGGGCCGTGCCCGAACTACGCAACGACGACGACAACGCGCCGGACCGGTTCGGAACTAAACCGCGCGCCGCCGCCTCAACCGCAGACGCTAAATCTTTGTTAGCGCCTTTCAATTCGTCCAATAGTTCCGGCTCGAGCTGTTTGAGTTGGCGTACGAACCGGTTAAGCCCAACAATCTCTACGGCCGGTTCGTTCATTTCGTCTGCCTCGTCTGGTTAAGAATCGCGTTAAACATCGGGACCGGCAACGCTAATAAATCCGTCGGACTGATCCCGGTTCTAACCGCTACCGAAACCGCGTGGTTTTCGATAGCGGTTAGTCCGGGGGGTCGGTGTCATCTTCCACAGTGTCGGCACAATCCAAAAACTCGTCGAACGTCATGTCGATAATTTTTTGGCGTTTCAGACCGACAAACGCAAGGAACATCACCCATTCCACCGACATCGTTTCTACCGACATCGCGGCCGCTTTAATGTCGTATTCGCGTTCTAGACGAACAAGGTCACCGGCCGTTGTCTGTACGTCGTGCGCCTGCCCGTCAACGTCTATGGTAATCCCGAGGCTCATCCGGTCCCCTGGACGGGCCGGTCAAGGAGCGGGAACGTAACCGAATCGAGCGCAACCGTGTTTACCTCACCGCCGAGCGACGTCATCAGCACTTGCGCCGTCGCGGACCATTCCGGGTTGTCGGCGTTAACCTCACCGGCCCGGAACGTACCGGAAACGGTAATGGTGCCAGGGTCGGCGGCCAGCTTCGACCAAAACACTTGAGTGAGTGCCGTCGTGTCAGTGTCGGCAAGATAGGCAATTTCAACCGTGTAAGTGTCGTATCCACCGGCGAACGACGGCCGGGTATCGAAGGTTCCCGGAATGTCGATTTGTGCGCGTTCACCGGCAAACTTGAATTCGGTTACTTGTGCGGAAACGTCCTCACCGTCAATCTTGAGGTTACCGCGAAGGATAAGGGGAGCGAATGCCATTGTATTTTTCCTGTCTAGTGTGGGTTAGGTATCATAAGTTCGACCATGACCGAACACGCCAACGCTTGCGACTGTCCTAGTTGTATATCGAAGAATTCGCGTACTTCGGTGGACCGCGCCGACGCGAACGAAACGCCGCGCGTACCGTCCGCGGCGGCAACGACGGCCGGGATCGCGGCCAATAGCGCCGTTTCTTGCGCTTCGGGTTCCGCCGAGCCGGTCACGATATAAACCGGAATGATCGCCCGCCAAAACGTGCCGGTCACGTTCGGCGTGATCGAATCCGGCAAACCGACGACGATACTGTTCAGATTTGCGGCGCCCGGAACGTACGCGTACACCGACCAATCGGGGAACGCCGCCGCCAAAACGTGCGCAAGTTCGGCGCGTACCGCTTGCAGTCTCACGCGATACCGGGCCGCGGCTCGAGCAACTCATAAACACCGGCGTCAAACGCCACGACACTAACCGCGATGTCGCCGCCGAACGATGAGCGTCCTTCCGGCGTGTTACGCCGCGCCCAAATCCGGGCCGCTTGCATCGTAACGGCCGTTTTTTGTGCGTCGGTCATCGGTTCGTCAATGTAAAAATTACGCGCTAACTGTTCCGTCGCGGCCGCAACCGTCACGGTCAACAAATCGAGCTCGGTGTCGTCTACCGGAACCGGAAACCGGCCCCACGTTGCAACGTCGTTAGCGGTAACGGTCATCAGTCAGCCGCGGGAATGTCATTGTCTAGCGCGTACTGGTGCAGACGCGCCAAATACTGTGATCGTGTCTCGCCGCCTTCCCAAACCGGAACGGCTCGAGCTTTTGGAATATGCACCGGGCCGCTATCGGTTTTGGCGGCCGCCTTTTTACGGGCCGCCATGTCACGCCGTCACAATTTGGATAAGTCCGGCCGGGTCGGTCGCACCAAACGCGGCCTCTTGGTAAATGGCAACGTCACGGCCAAGTTTCGACGGAACGTCTACGCTCATCGTGTTAACCGGGCCGAGCTGAGAAAGGAACGCGTCGGACACGCCGACAACCGCCTTTTTACCGGCCCCCAGATCGGGTTCGACGTACCACGGAACCGCGACAATCTGCCCGTCAATGGTCTGCCCGGTAATCTGCCCGGACGCGTTCATCGGGTTAACGGTCGGATACAGCGGGCGGCCGGCGTCGTCGCGGGCGGCCGCCAAATCCTGCCACAGTTCAACACTAAGCGCCATCAGATCAGCCGGCCGGCGCAGACTGGCCAGGAACGCCGCCGACGCGTTAATGATAAGACCGTCAAAACCGGCCGCGTCAGTGTAGGTGAGTGCCGCGTTACCCGACACGCCTTCGGCGGCGGCGGCGTTAAGCGCCGCGACGGCGGCGGCGTTCACAGTGTGCGCAAGCTCACGCCGGTACAGGCGCATAAGTTCGTCCATAAGGTCGGGTGTGCCACGCGTCAGCGCTTGAACCGAAACGTCGTTACCGCCCGCATACGTGTTGATAGGCCACTGGGCAACGTCAATAGTCGGCGCGGTAGATTCGATTGCTGTTTTTTCGGCGGTCTGCTTCGCGACGGTCGGGCGCGTGCCGACTACCGGTTGTGAAACGGACCACTCGGTAGCGGGCAACGGGCGGCGGCGCCAATTGTTGACGGTCGGCGCAAGTGTGCGGCCAATGTCAATAACGTCGTTAATCCAACCTTCGCGCAGTAGTCCCGGCGTCTGGACGCTTGTAACGTCGGCTAGCGCGCGTTGGAACGTGTCACGGTCGGCAACGTCCACGGTGCCAAGCGCGACGGCGCGGACGTAATGCCCGAACGAATCGAACCGCGGACCGGTGACCGGCTCAACCGGTGCGGCCGGACGGATGACGGGCACGGACCGCGATGACAAAACCGGGGCCGGTTCCACGGCGTCGGGTTCGTCGGCGGCGGTTTCGGCGTCGATGTCGGCGGGGGTTTCGTTGCTAGTCATTTCGGGGTCTACCTCTTTCGTGTGTGGTGTATGGGAACGCACCGACAAAACCGGCGCGTCATGTTGCGGTAAAAGTGTGAACGCCACGCGCCGCAACACTGCGGCCGAACGAACAACGTGATCGGTGCCGGGTGCAACCGGCGTGTCGTAAAAATCGACCGAAACGTAACGCAATATTTTTTCTTCAATGTCGGCGAGCGTGTCCGTGCCGTGACTTGATCGTGACAAACGAATACGGCCGTAAAGCCCGTCGGGCCGGTCGTCTAGTTCATCTTCGAGCACGCCGACTACCGGGCCGTCGTGTTCGCGTTCAACATAAACCGGTATCGGGCCGCCCGGTGCGCGTAAACCGCCGCGTACAAATGTTTCGGTGTACCGTCCGCGCCCGTCCGAAACCTCTTGCACCGTGTCCCACGGAACAAGACGAACGGTTACGGTGCGGCCGTCCGCGTCGGTTTCGGTTTTAGCTTCGGTCGTCAACATTGACCGGCCAAACCGGGCGGCGTCTACATCATCCGACGACATTAGTTACCCCTTGTTGTGCGTTGCCGGTTTCGGCGTACAGCTCGAGCAACGGCGCCGGGTCAAGCTGTACGGTCGGGTCGCCGGTAATAGTCCTAAAAAACGACTCAAGACGGCTCAGCCACGTCGGGTTAAGTGATAGCGCGATAAACCGGCGTAGCTCGTCTGCGACGTTGCGGTATTGCATGCCGGAACCGAGGGACGGCGCGTTAAGCAAACTCGGCGGTACGTTCAACATGCGGCCCACTTCGGCGGCGCAAACGTCCAACACTGACAGTGTTGCTTGCAGCTCACCGGACGCCGCCGGAACTTCAAGCGAAATAGTCGGGTCCATAACGGCCGGGCGGCGTTGCGCCCGAGCCGTTATCCATTCGTCTACTAATTCGGTGGCGCGTTCACCGGTCACCGGGTGCGTGGTGCGCAGAATGCTTGACGGGTTACCGCCTTGCGCGAAATAGTCGATCAAATAGCGGTACGCGTAACCGTACATCGTTAGCGGCCGGTGACACTGTTGTAGCGGACTAACACCGGGCGCAACCGGGCCGCCTTCGGCGGCGGCGTCAAACGTCACCGTATAAACAAGTTCATTTCGGATCGTTTCGCCGTCATAGCGCCAAACGTTGGCGGCCGGGTCATACTGCGCGGCGGCCGCAGACAGTAAACGCACCGACGTTGTGAGCGGCGCCGGGCGGTCAAGCAAAATAAGCGCGTAACCCTCCCAAAACATTGACGCCACCGTGTGCGAAATGAACGCCCGATAGTCGGTTGTCGGGTCGGGAGATTCGAGCAACATACGGACACGCGGCGACGGAACGCCGGCGCATTTCGCCGGCATAGCGGCGCAGGTGTCGGCGTGCAAGGTTGCAGCACCGACACAAATCGGAAGGTGTCGCGGCTCTACCGGTAAACCGTCCGCGCGGCGCGCCGCCACGGCCGCCACAATGTCATTACTTGACAACGAGGGACGCCGCAACGGCTCGAGATGGGCCGTAATCTCTTTGGCGCGTCTAAACAACATTAGGCCGGGACCGTAGCACTATGGTCTCAGCGGATCGCGGAACGCGCAACACCTAAACCAAACCGGGAACGATGCACACCTACCGCGTTCGTTGCTGCGATTAGCGGCGAAATGTCGCCGGGTGACCGTCGCGAATCCCACGCCCACGCCTCGCCAAGCGGCCGGGTCGTTGCGCCGAGCGCGGCGGCGTCTAGTTTCGGTTGACCGTCGTGGAATAGATCGCGCGAAATTACCGCGTCATAAAACGCGCCGGTATTTGTCACAAGTTGCGCGGTCCCTAATTCTTCCACCGGTAAACCTTGCAACGCTAACGCGTCGATAAGCGCACCGGCCCCGGCGCGCCGGTCTGCGACGACGACGGCGCCCGCACCTAAACCGTGGTAAATGTCGATTATTTCGGCGGCGGTTGTCGTGCTCGAGCCGGTCAAAACGTCTACGACTACGCCCGTACGGTCAGCGGCCGCACCGGCGACCGCTACCGCCACAGCGCCGCGATCCTGCGACACTGCTAACGCCATCACGAACGGCGGTTCCGGCTCGAGCCGGGCGGCGGTTTGGCATTCGTGCCACGCGTCGCCCGGTATTTTCGCCAAGTCCTCAAACGACGGGCGGCGACATAAATACGCCCGATCAAACACTTCGGGCGGCAAGTTGGCGCGGCGGGCGCGTATTCGGTCGGCGTCAATTGTACGGCCAAGCGCGGGCATTACACGCGCCCACACTGCCGGGTCGTCGCGGTCGTCGTCGTCGTTCGCGGACCATTCGAAATATGCGATACGCGTTGCCGGGTCGGTAAGGCTTAACCGGCCTAACTCTTGGAAGTGTTGTAACAGTCCGTCTGTTCCGTCGCCAACGGTCGAAACAATCCAAACTTGAGGGTCGGGCCGCGTAACCGTGGTCGGCTCGAGCGCTGTAACCACGGTCAAATCGTCATGGCTAAACGCTTCATCTAACACGGCCAAATCAAGCGTTAAACCGTGCCCGGCTTGGTCAGTGTTAGCGACCGTCGTTATCTGCGAACCGTTCGCCCACTTGACGGATTCGGAACCGTTCGAGCGGCGAACCTTGTACTGACCGTTCAATTCCGGGCGGCGCGCTAGTCGTTTGTCTGCAAGCTCATCTATTAAACGGCGTTTCGACATTTGCCTATCTTGCGCCGTATAAACCACGTCAATATCGGGCCGTCGTAACGCCGCCGCCACTAACGACGGTTCCAATAACGTCGTTTTTCCTTGTTGACGTGGTAGCACCACTACCACAGTGTCGTACCATAACCGGCCGGTTTCCGGGTCCACTTCGTTAGCTACGTCCGCAATTAAGCGTTGATGAGCCATAAACGAGGTTCGGCCGATCATTAGTGAGGCCGCTTCAATAGCGGGGCCGCGCGTCGGCCGGTCACTGCGCGGCGTTTGGAAGGTCGGTACAGCGGACATGCCAGGGACCATAGTGATACGGTCCCTTGCGGCGTCGGTTCCGAACCGGTGACGGTGTTCGGTACACTTCGGGCACGGTTCGGAACCGGCGCCGCCAGCTCGAGCGGCCCGGCGTAACCCACCTTCCACCGGGCCGCTCGAGCTTTACGGCCGTTTAATCTCTACGCCAGGGTAAACGATGTAATTCAGCGCGTACCACTCGTCGCGGCCGGTGGCGCCGATAGCAACCGGGTCTAGTCCGCACTTCCGCATCAGTGACCACGCGCCGTCGCCGGGTTCGGCCACAATCACATCATCGGCGGGCGGTTTCGGCGGTTCGGGAACGGGCGCCGCGCCGTCATCGTTCGCGGCGGTTTCGTACAGATGCGAACGAAATACGTCCATGTTCCAAGTGCCGCCGGAAGGTTGCCACGCGGCCGGGCCTGCCGGGTCAATCTTTCGGCCGGGTGCCCATTCGGCATGAGATCGAACGTGGCCTAGCGGGATGTCATACGCCGCCAACAACGCCAACACTGTACGCGTCACACACTCTTGAGCGGCTGCCGTGTACGGCTCTCCGCGGCCGTCCGAGCCTATTTCTATCCCGATCGCCGCGCGGTTCATATCCGAATCTTTCACCGTGTCGGTCCACGACGCGGAGCCGCTCCCGTTCGTGTTCGTCGGGCCGGACGCGATTATGTAGCATTCGCCGGTCCTGGAAATGTAAAGGTTTGACAGTGGCGCATATTCCGCGTTCTTTGCGATGTAGGCCACTTCACTCGGCGCCGAGGCCCCAGTGCTTCCGGCCGTGTGGTGCAACATCACATGATTTGGATACTGGACACCGTTAACGGTTCGGTATTCGCCGCCGTCGCCGCCGCGGCCGCGCGTCTGCCAGCCGTCAACCTCAACGGTCGCAACACCGGCCGCGTCTAGAACCTCTTTCAAGTTTGTAAGGCGTTTCATTCGTGTTCGTCCTCGTGGTCGGTGAATTCGTAATCCGGGTCGGCCAACGCTTCAAGCTCGTCGAGCGTCACCGGGTCGTCTGGTCGTCTGTTCGTAGTCATCGCCGGGCAACATAGCGCGCCGGTCTCACCGGGCGCCAACAACCGCGACAACCGCGGACGCTACAACCGCGACGACCGTGAGCAGAAACCAAAGGATCGGCGGTTTACGATCTGGTCGATACGGCTTATCTGTTTCTATATGTAGTCGTAGCTTCATAATTCCGGACAGCGCCTTACCCTGATCCCGAGGTAGGGAACCGCTCAACTTATGCGGTTCGCCCGTCACGGCGGGAACAGTTCAATAAGCTCGTTGGCTTCGGCCGTTTGGCCTACCGGGTAATGCTCTCGGTTCCACACCTACTTCCTCTCGGTTTCGGTGGACCTCCTACGCTCATACGGAACGTCACGCCTTCGGCTAGCTCTGGTCTGCTAGCGACACGTTTACGCCGGAACCCTGTCAAGAACGCCGCAGGCGACGTTCTAGCAGCACAGTTCGGACGGTTCGGTCGTGAGTCTCCCACCTTCGTCTAGCGGTGGGGTATCGGGTTTTAACAAGGTCGCCCACAATGAGGCCATATCCGGGTTTGATGTCATCGCGCCTTGCGCGGTCATATTTCGGCGGCTCGAGCACCTTCCACAATCGTCGTAATAGAATCAAGCAAATCTGTTAAACCGTCACCGGCAAGCGGCGACGCTAACGGTGCAAGCTCGAGCCGGACGGCGCGCAACTCCCGCATAGCAGTCGTGGCGGCCCAAGCATCGCCCGCACGTTCTGCCCGGTCCACAAACCGCGCGGCGCGCCGATACGACACCTGTAACGCTTCGGTGCCCGTCGTAAGCATGTCAAGCGCCCGTAATGCTTTTAAGTCTTTAGCGGCGGCCCGTTCGGCCGGGCCGGGTGTCTCACGTTTCGGCGTAAACAATGTCGGTTGTGTCTTGCGCCCGCTCATTCTGACACAGCATCCGAAACTAAACCGGTACGAACACGCGTTCCGGCCGGCGGCTCGAGCTCTAAACAAACGTTCGCCGTTGCGGACGGTTCGGGGTCTACCCCTACCGGGGGAGAGAAATTA